CCTGTGAAGTATACCCCGACTAACGTAATAAAACCCGTAATCCAATCCAGGTATACCATGTGATTGACCTCAATATCATACAACTGTTTCGCATGAAGAGAATGAGGTCTTTTTCAAGAGAAAAAAACAATTTTATTTAATTCAGAAAATAAAAAAGGGATGGTCAAATGACCATCCCTTTTCGTAAGGACTCACGACTTTAAGGATTACTTTGATCCCGTCGCAACGCCGCGCGGGTTAATTACCGCCTGGCTAATAAGCTCGTAGAAGAGCCATGCATACCGTGGCTCGCCGAGTACGAACTTGTTTGCCGGCTCCGCAAACAGCTCAACACGGATTGGGAATACGCCGAGATACTCTGGATCAGCAACCGCGAATACCCGACCTGGCGGAACGATTTCCCAGTTCACCGACAACCGACCTAGTCCGCCCTGACCAACCTGAGTACCAGCCGTTGCGATAATATCCGCATTCAAAATCCGACCCACATATCCCATCATAATCCACTCCCGCTCCGTAACTGGATCAACTTGCTGGGAGAGGAACACGACCAAGTCCGACACCTCACGACGATTGATGAGGAACTTGCTCGTAACCAAACGATGCCGCTCAACCTGGAATCGGATAGATTCAAGAGCCTGCAAATTCAAGCTCGGGAACGACACCGTATCATTGAATGACGGGGCTGCGGCCAAGAGCACAGACATCAACCCCTGGTCTTCCGCACGCATAATAGCCTGCTTGGCACGATCCTGCGCACGATCAAGCACATCGAACTGCTTCTGGAAGACTTCACTCACGCGAATACTGGGGAATGCCGTTACCTCGAATTCTTCGGGGAAGACGTAATTATCGGACACGCGCGTCTCAATTGCCCGACCATCCTTCGATACTACGAAAGAAGCCACGTCCACATCCTTGTCAATACGGTTGACCTGCCCCTGTGCGAGGGTGTAGGTCTTCAAGATGCGCCGTGCGAAACCTTCGTAGTCGATGATTTCCTTAATTGGGAGAAGTAGCTCCTGCCCAATTTTCGCAAATCCCTGACCCGTTGGATCAGAGAATGCCGAAAGGAAAATATCCGCACGCTCGGAAGGCGAGATGTGCTCCGCAGTCACTGATCGAGCCGGAAGCAACCGCTCTTCGCCAGAAGCAACGCGATCAAGTAGAGCGCGAATCTGACGGAGTGCGTCGGCCTTATCGTATGCATTGAGCGTGTTCCGACTGTCAAACATGCGGTCAGCGCTCTTCTGTTCCTTTCCGGTAGCCGTCTGTCCACCAAATGCTCTCGGGGTTTCCGGATTTAGGCGGGCAGCAATCTTCTGCCGGGTTTCCTCGCTCCTTACATAGGGATTTGTGTTTGCGGCCATCTCTTAATTACCTCCCGTACTCGTCCTAATAATTTCTTAATTACGGTGTAGCATCCGCCTTCGGACCAAGCCACTCCACACCAAGGAATGGATCGGCAGCCGTCGGGACCTTCCGACACCGACCAACGGCAATCGCCACGACCGTGCTCCCCGCCGCCTCATTCGTGAACAACCCAGCCCCCATCGGATGCGAGCTATGGGTATAGCGGAGGATATCACCTACCGCATACGACTGCGAAGTCACGAACTGATCCGTATCAAACTCACCGTAGCCTTTCCAAATCGTTGCCTTGTGGCTCCCGGCGGTCTCATCAACGGATCCCTTGAAATTCACGCCACGGAAATCCTTCTCACTCTGATCATTGAGCTGGAAGGTATACGTGACCTGGACTACAGTTCCGCTCGGGATATTCACGCTCGTCAACGTCCCATTGACGAAATCCATCGTGTAATTGACGTTAACGACCTGCGGCTGACCCGTGTCCTTGCGCACCACGAGCTGAGAACCTGACACAATCGCATTGTGGGCCAAGGCAACCGCAACACCAGAAGTAACCGTAACTTCCTCAAACGCTTGCGTGGTCTGCTGCAAGGTCTGCGTAATCCGGTCCTCGCCAAAGATTCCAACAGCCTTATTCATCGGACCATTGGTCGTTGCTGTTGCTTCGGTGCCTGCAAGTACCGCAAGCCCGTTGGCATCAAGAGCTGCGACCATGCCGGAACGGTAATCGTTCGCACCGACCCCCGTCCCACCCGTGTTAAAGCTCGGTGTAATCACCTTTAGTGCCATTTCTCAAATCCTCCTGATGTTGCTCTATTCTATAAACTATTTTCTTTTAAAAATTTACTCACTGTTTTATTACATCCTGGCCACTACGCCGCCACGAACTCGTCGGAGTGTAGACACCGGAGGTCGAATCGGACTCGTATTTGCCGTTTTCGAAATTCCGGAACGGACAGCGGCACGAAGCCGGTCATCACGAGATTTTACAATATCGTCACTTGTCGAAGGACGGAGACCCCCGACATTTACTGCCGCACGCTTGCTCATCGCTTCACGCGTAACATCAGCAACAATATTTGCTAATTCCTCGTCCTTTACCCCTTTCTCCTGAGCTTCGACTACCCGCGTCGAAGGAAGAGACTTTACGTGGGCCTTCACTTCCTCAAATGCCTCCGGCGTCATTTCTGAATACCGAAGGGCTTCCTTCATCGCCTCATCAAAATGCGTCTGGACAATTTCCGCGTCTGCGATCTTCTCAGCAAGCGACCCATCATGCCCAGCCGCCGTCAACACCTCATACGCCGCCGCCTTAATGGGATTGTCAATCACGTTCTTATTCTGCAATTCAAAAGCGACTTTCAAGCCTTCAAGGAACCGCGTCTTGAACTCGGCGACCTTCTCATTTGCCAAATCCTCAGCCTTCGCCTCAGCCGCCTTAATCAATTTCTCATCGAGTTCTGCTCTCGCGGTCGTTGGCGCCGATGCTGGTGCAGAAATAGGCTCGGCATTAACCTCTTCCATAGTCTTTTCAAGACCATCCTCGAAGATAGCGCGGACGAGATTTTCACCGTACTCCCGACTGGAAAACTCCGCCCACTTCTCATCGAGCATGTCTTCCCAGGCCCCTGCGCCGGTTACTTTGAAGAGTGGCGTATCCCCATCAGACACAACCCATGCCGCTTCCCGCTTGTCGGCATGTGGCTTAAACTCCGCACTAATATTCCACATCTTTGCATATTCTTTGGCATCACTATCGAAATCACTCGCGGGACGGCTCTTGTGTGTCTTGTACTTAGACACACTCGACTCACTCTGCGGTGGATCGTCCTGAACATTATAATGAGGATACTGCCCCTTCTCGACCTTTGGGCTCTTACTATCCGCGTTCTTTGTTACCATTGCTGCTTCTCTCCTCTGCATTTTGTTCGCATATTCTTGTGCCAACTTATCCACGAGCGCACTAAAAGATTCTCGGCGAGCAGATGCCTGTGGAGCCATGTCCGTTGCTGGCGGCTGCGGCTCGCCTGCTTGAGCCCCAGGCGGAAGCTCTCCTGGAGCTTTCTCTGGACCGAGTCCTGATGCTTCCAAAGTCTCAACCAAATCAGCGGCCGGCATCTTGCCCTCAGCAAATTCCTTAATGGCATCAAGGACTTGGATGAGTTGCTCCGTCCCTTCCGGCATTGACTCTTCGATTTCGACAGCCGCATCGGGAGTTTCCTCACCGAGGGGCTTTTCAGGCTCAAGCGGTTGAGCAATCTTCTTCTGAGCAGCTTTCTGCATTACGGCAGCCTCCACGCTCTTTAGGCGAGCATTAATCTCGTTCAATAATACAACTGTTCCATGCGACAAATTTACGCTATTTTCTTTCTCGATAGCGCTTTTTCCCTGTTTCGTAGAAGCAATTTTTGCCAAAATCTGTGCCGTTTCATCAGCGGGATCTGATACTGCGGAAATTTCGTTATATGTCACCCCGTAACATTTCTCAAAAGCGAGTTTTTTCGTCCCATCCGGCGCGACACATTCCCGCATCTTAAATTTCGCAATATGATCACAGAAATCTTCCTTCCGACGAGCTTCATTTCCACACACGGAACATTTCGTAAATTGCACGGACGCCCCCATGCTAAATTTATTAATAATTCCCCGCTCAACATTCGAAGCAAAAACTGGGTCACGCTTCTTATCAATTGCTAGTAATAGTTCAACATATTTGTCATTTTCGTTGGCAGTGACATACCGTGCGTCAAGGACAATTCCTTTCGCCTGTGTTGGATCATCCGTGTGACGATGATTAATGTACACACCTTTCCCAATAAATGATGCATAAACCGGACGATGCAAAATCGGATCAATCCGAATCAATTCGTCGTGCGGAAAACAATCACCGTTACTATTCGGTTTGTCTGCCGTTAATGCGCGCACGGCGACATACACGAATTCTGGATCGTATTCCACAATTTTCTTGGCAGCATGCCTTTTCTCAAATGTATTTTTATCCAAAACAGTCTCTACAGATATTTGTGCCGTCTTAATAAACATTATTCACTCCACTGCTTCGGACGCAAAAGACCATTCGCATCTATTTCACAATACGTGCGAAGACCGGTTAATTGTAGACCCATGTCTTTGGCCGCACGCAAAAGTTCAAGCTCCGTAGCTTCTGATTTTCCTAGTTTTTTAAATATTCGAGCAATTTTTCCCTTCTCGGGATCTACGATATGCGCGTGTTCTGCGGCGATTCTTTTGGTAAACATATTATTATCAACTCTTTTTAACAAACCGTTTCAACAATTTATAACTCGCTACTGCCCCGAGAACATTCTTATTCTGTCTTTTTTGTACCAGATTTTGGCTCTTTTTTTGAAACATCTTCATTGTCAATAATTTCATTGAGAATGCCAATCGCCCCTTCCAAACGAAATTTCGCCTGAGTATACACGTTTAATTGTTCCATTACGCTCTGCAACTCTTTTATTAATTCTTCTTTCCTTTTGTAAATATCCACAATTTTCATAAAAGCACGTGTTGATCAAAGGTCATATATGTCTGTATCGTTAAAGGCTTCCATTGCTGATTGCTGTCAATACCGCAGCAATATCTGCGCCTTGGGCGGCAAGGACAGCGTCCTGTTGAGCACGCATTTGTGGGAGCGCAGCGACTGTGTTTTGATATGCCTGTTCCTGTTGCTGGACATAGGGTTGTAACAATTGCGACACCTGTGAAATGGGAAGTGTAAGCAATGTTGCCATCGGCGCGGGATCCTGATTATGATCCTGCAAATATCCTCTAATTGCCTGTTCAAGAATCACTAATTGCGAAGTCGTTAACTGTGCCATATTAATTCCTCACTATTGAGCAATTCGTTCAGAGTGCCGCAGCAAGCGCCATCAGAGCTGGGAGGCAAGGAGCAACCAGCGCGATGCCACTGCCGAGTAGACCAGCGTCACGTATCCGGCACCAGTTGTGGTAACGTTCGCTGCCGTTGATGTGTTGATTCTGTTCGCCGTTGTCGTCTCGCTCGTAGACTCATGCGCGATAGTCATATTCTGCGTCGTGCGGTTCACGATGATCAAGAGCTTGCCATTGACGCCGCCAGCGATGCCAGCAATGGTGAAGGCCGCCGTCGGTCCAGTCACATCGACCAGCGAGCGATTGCCGACGTTGACCGCGGTATTGGTGCCGTTCGCCAACGTGATACTCGTACCGCGCACTGCAAGCCCGCCGTTTACATCCATCATGAGATTCGCATTCGGGCTTCCGGTTGCGCCGAAAACGGCAGGGCCAGCGTGCTGCATCTGCACACTAGCACCGACGGAGCGCAGGGAAATGTTGGCGGTACTGCCCTTCGTAAGAGCCTGGATGTCTACGCCGACCTGCGTGGCGATTGCGCCGGCCCCGCCCGCGTCGGTGAAAAGCAAACCAACGCGCTCGTTGAGCGTGACGCCCGTGTTGACGGTACACTGAAGTCGGATGCTTGGATACGATGAGGTCGAGGCGAAACTGCCGGAATTCGCGACACTAAAGGACGGATTGTCAAAAAACGGCGCGATACTATTCGGCATCGTCCAGACCCCACCGTCGGCGGTGAAGTTTGGCTGGCTTGTGAATGTCGGCGTTGACGTTAGTGTCATTGAACCCACGGCGCGAATTACTGAGGAGAAATTGAGCAATGGAGGTGTGACACCAAAAGCTGGCTGAGTCGTGTACCGAAGCTCATTCTCGAAAGAAAGCCCACGAATAAATGCCGCGGTTGAAGATAAAGTATATGTCCGTCCAGTAAACTCAATCGCATTTACCGTCCCGTTCGTAGCAAATGTAATATCAGCATCTAACGGCTTAATACGTTCTAAGAACCGAATCCGTCCTGTGTTCCCGGACGCAAAGGGCTGCGCGTTCGCCTGAAAAGTCAGCGAATCACTCGTTGAAGTCCCTCCAGCCCCGATTTGACCTCCAGGACGACCAGCAAGAAGAAAATATCGGGGATCGGTAGGAATAAGCGTTGGATCTAGCTCTTGTTCGCTTTTAAAAAAATCTAGATTACTGGTAAAAGGATTAAATGTATACGCCATCATTAACTATAACTCAGCGACGCTCGATTATCCCAAATGTTGTCAAAATTTGTGTCTCCGTCCGCCCAAATTATTTGACTTGGATTCGGACCAGGAACATATACAATTTGACGAATTCGCCAGACAGGAGCCGAAGTCGACGATCCCGGCGGTGCCTCACCAATAAATATTGGACTTATTCCTGAATAATCAATTCGAATAGACGTTTGCCGTTCTAAACTTTCAACATCTAACCATTGCCTATTATAAAATACTGTTTGTGTAGCAACACCAGAAACAGCTACTACTCCGCTAACAGTCGTCTGAACCGGCTGTATGACACCAACGATACCACTGACTTGAACAATATTGTCTACCCGAACAGGCTGTTCAGCAACACCACTGACCTGGACAACATTATCAACAACAACATCGACAGGTCGAACGAAATCAACGACACCACTGACATGAACAACTCCATCCACTCGGACTGGCTGTTCAGCAACACCACTGACTTGAACAACGTTGTCAACGACGACATCTACAGGTCGAACGAAATCAACGACACCACTGACCTGGACAATGTTGTCTACCCGAACAGGTTGCTCAGCAACACCACTGACTTGAACAACGTTGTCAACGACGACATCGACAGGTCGAACGAAATCAACGACACCACTGACCTGAACAACCCCATCCACTCGGACCGGCTGTTCAGCGACGCCACTGACTTGAACAACGTTGTCAACGACGACATCGACAGGTCGAACGAAATCAACGACGCCACTGACCTGGACAACCCCATCCACTCGGACCGGTTGCTCAGCGACACCACTGACCTGGACAACCCCGGAAATAGTCGGACTAGATGGGTTTTGAACAACAACATCAACAGGTCGAACGAAATCAACAATACCACTGACCTGGACAATGTTGTCTACCCGAACAGGCTGTTCAGCGACACCACTGACCTGGACAACATTATCGACATGTACATTCTGAATACCACTCTGTGTGATCGTGACTGAGGGGATCGAAACACTGGTATCGACTGCCAAACGCCGAACACCAGACACCACAACCACACCAATTTTCTCACCTTCAGCGTCGACAAGGATAGATCGACGGGCGACTACAGGTTCTTCTTCAAATTCGTAATCTTCTAAACGAAAATTCGGGATTAATTCGTCTTTTGGAATAAACGGTCGAAGTTGTTCATTGGCGAAAATAAATGAACTCCCAGCTCCATAAGCAGAAATATCCAAGCGACTATCTGGATTATTATCAATAGGTCCAACAAAAATGATGCCCGAGTCGATCCGTTTTATTGCTGCTTTGAGCGATGGTAAAAAAGATGATCCAATGACAATATTTTGACCAACCTTGAATAACCCAGGCTGGGCAATGCTGACTTGACCATCAACCGTGCCATTAGCCAAAAATGGCTGAGGCGGAATAGCGGGAAGCTTGTGTTGAAAAGCCATGATGATTTCAATAATTTGACCTAATTAATAGTAAATATGGAATCACCATTGCGACGCTTCAAAGTAATGTATGACGCCGAAAACTTCAAATGTTCCGCTGCCACCATTAGTACCACCAGTAAAAAGGCGAAGTCCTTCATTCGGATTAAAAATTAGTGGGTGATCTCCAGAAGCGCCCCCTGATGCAAAAACTTCTGACAAGGGAAAAAGATTGGCTACCGTGCTGGCAGGTATAACAACCTCTACAGGAGAAATATCGCCAACAAATGTACTAGTTCCCTGTGTAAGCGGTGTGTTTGCTGTTTGTGTATGCAAAGTGAACACATTGGACCCTGGATACGACGGCGACTTTTTCGTCAAATAAGTACTAACCGCCCCAAACCCAGAATCGTTAGTCGTCCAGTTAGTATAACGTCGAAGAGCCATAAAAAGTGTTGATGATGTTCCAAAGCCGGCAGTCGTCACTACCCCCAAATAAATGCGTGTAACAACACAAACTCCGGAAGGTCCCAAATATCTAAACGAAAGTATATCCCCAGAAGTTAATTGGGAACCAAGAATAATTCGAAACGGCGCAGTATAAGCCCCCCTGATATTTAACGGTCGCCCTTCAATTTGGAGACCTCCACCAGGAGAAATCGCAACATTACTAAGTCGAACAGGCTGTTCAGCAACACCACTGACCCGGACAACGTTATCAACGACGACATCTACAGGTCGAACGAAATCAACGACACCACTAACCTGAACAACCCCATCCACTCGGACC